GTCCCATGCCCCCGGCCCGGCGATGGCCTTCTGCTGTTCTTCCGGCAGGGCGTTGAACCATTCCTCGCCCGTCTGGAACGTCACAATGTCTTGCCCGACGTACTGCTGGAAGATGATCTCGCCCAGCCGCCCCTTCACTTTCGTGATCGACGTGCAGCGCCCCTGGTCGTGATCAAGTACCTTCTGCCCCACCGGGAGTTCGCTGCCGTGTTCGCTGATGCAGCACAGACACGTCCTGCCGTCCAGCGCAGCAATGCGTATCTGCACCTCCAGGATGTCGCGGTTCGCGTCCTGCTGTACCGCCGTCGCCGTGCGGTAGCTCTCCAGTTGCAGCGTCCGCATCATGCTGTTTGCCCGATACGCCGGGATGCTGCCGATAGCCTCCGCCAGTTCGCGCGCGATTTGCAGCGGGTTCTTCCCGGCGACGATGCCCCGGATAGCCATCTCGCGCACCTGCTGCTCAATCCCGTCCTGGTATTTCCGCAGTTCTGCCGCCCAGCCTTCACTGGTGCTGTATTCCACCGCCGCGTTGATCGCCTCCGGGTCCGGCACATTCCACTGCACCCCGAATCCCGCAAGTTGCTCATCGCTCAGCCCAGGTAGCGAGGTCTGCCGCACCCAGTTGCCCGCCGCGTCGATCCCCAGCGCGCCCACGTCCGGCGCTGCCGCGTCGATCAGCAGGCCGCCCCGCCGCAGTTCTGTGCCAAAGTCAGCCAGCAGCGCCCGCAGAGTCGGGTCATCTTCACGCATCGTCTCGCCAGCATCAGCCAGTTCCTGCGCCCGTGCATTAAATTGTGCAAGTCGCGTCTTCAGCGGCTCGCGTTCTGCCCCGGCGCTGATGCTGCGGATCACCTGCTCCGTCGCGCGGGTATACCCCCGGTCGAGCAGCGACCGCAGCAAATCAGCGGGTCTGGGCAGGTTTGGGCGGGTGTTTGTCGCCATCCAGGTTTAGGATTTCGCTCGCCTGATGCGTTTGGGTTGTTCCATTTCAGCATCGGCATCCGCGTCGTCCACTTCCGTCGCCGCATCAGCCACAAAAAACTGCACAGTGATCAGTTTCCCGTCCTGGATATGCAGCATCACCGTGCCATCCAGCGCGGCCACATCGCCGCCCGATTCGCTGATGTGGCGCAAAGCCCGCGCCACATCCCGCTCCATCCTCGCCTTGAACTCCTGCTGCGCGTCCATCGCTTAGGCGATCAGTGCCGTCGTCGTGGACTTGACGATCTTCAGGTTGGCCTTGGTGGTAGACTTTGCCACCATCAGCACGACCGGGAACATGGCCGCCGCCAGATCATCCATTGGTGCCACGCCGCCCGGCGTCGCGCTCAGCACATAGACACCGCTATCGGCAGCCACGCTCAGCACCAGCGTGAAGCCAGGTGAGAAGTCCGGGTCTTCCTCGACGTACTCAATCGGCTGCCCCAACGCAGCCCCGTGCAGCGCGATGCCCACGGCGTCCGCCGTCGCCGCGCTCGCGTTCGCGTCGGCCAGGTACAACCGCTGATCGCTCGACAATTTGTACAGCACCTGCCCGGCGGTGATCGTCTCACCCGCCACGCCCCGCGCCAGCTTCGCATTCGCGCTTGCCAGCACGTTCGCAGCAGTCACACTCTTATCTGCCATCTTGCTCGCTCCTCATGTCCTAACTATCGATAGTGGAACAGGGATACCCCTGGAATTCCTAAAATGGATTGAACGAAGTCAGCGCCGCGTTCACCCGTGCGGCCTGCTCGCCCTGCACCTCGCTCAGAATATCGGCGATGTCCTGCTGCGAGAATTCGTATACCGGGGCGATCAGTTGCAGGAAGCGCTTCAGCCCCACCTTGTCGGCCACCTTCACAGCGTTCCCGACCGTCTCGGTGTCATTCCGCAGTGCCGCGTTTGCCCACTTGGCTTGCCAGCGCGTCGCCTCTGGCGGCGTTGCCGTGCCGAACGCCGCCGTGATCCGCGCCGCCAGGCGCATCACGTCTTCCCAACTGTTGCCCGCCTTGATCTGGAAACGCCGGACTTTGCCCAGCAGCTTGATCTCCATCTGCTTCAGTGCTTCGCCGCTCATCTCCGTGCCCATGTTCATGCGCGGCGTGCGCGTCACCGCCTCGATCTGCTCGATCAGAAACCGCGCTTGCTCGATGAACGGTGTGATCTGCCCTTGCTCCAGACTGCCCAGTTCAGCCACGTCGTCCTTGCTCATGCCCGCTTCAGCGATCTTAATCCACATGCCCGGCGTCACCCCGGCTGGCGGAGCAAAGCCTTTCGACCACCGAATCGGGAAGCCCGACAGTTCCGCCACCATCACCATGCTGAACAACGTCCGGTTCAGTGCGTCTTGCAGCGGGATAGCATCTTCCAGTTCGCTCTTGCCATACCCGTTGCCGCCCTGCGTCCGGTTGCGAAACTGCACCACCGGCACGCCCAACGCTTGCCCACTGGCGTCCACCCAGGGCAGCGGCCACACCGCATTATCGGCGTCGTCAACATACCGTTGCAGTTCGCCGCCGTCCCTGGAGATGTATTTTTCGATCCGGTCGGGATAATACAGATTCGCGCGCAGCGTGTCCCCCAGACTGGTTGTTGAGGTTTGCCACACTTTGGCTGCTGCCGCCAGCGCGTGCTTGTCATAGCGTTTATGGACGACCAGCATCCCGCTGCTGCCATCCCAGGCGGGTTCGTGGTGCAGTTTGGGCATCTGCGCCTCGTTGTCGAATTCGACCAGCACATAACTGTCGCCGTCCAGCAGCGTGGCCTCATGCACGTCCAGTTGCAACCCGTCGATGCGGTTCCACTCCAGGACGCTCTCGCCCCACTTCGTCGCCGCTTCGTTGTCCGATTGAATTGCGGTGACGTTCAGGCGATCCACGACGCTCTGGATGATATTGTCGCACTGGTTGGCGTTGAACGGGCTGTCGCTGCGGTTGCCAGAGACTCGCAGCAGGCGGCGCATTTCGGCGGTCATGTCCGCGTCATGGTCGCCATCGCTGTAGCGCCGGAAACGCTCAATCTTCACCGCGCGCTGCGTGTAGTCGCTCGCCCACGACGCTAACGCGATCTCTTTCGCCAGTGCCTGCTGAATAGCATCAAGCGTCGCTGTCATCGCTTAAGCTCCTTATGCATAACGTTCTGCCGTTGCCGTGATCGGTCGCCGCTCGCCCGTCTCGACGCCCATCACCGCGTATCGTATGCTGTCCATAACGTGGTCGTTCGCCTTCATCGGCTCATCCCGGTAGCCATCGCCCTTCGCAGGTTTCCATTGATATTGCTCGAACTCGCTGGCCGCCCAGACGAACCCCGGCGACAGGATCAGGCGCGGCTTGCCATCTGGTCGCGTTACCAGTCGGTTTTTCACCCGCTGGATGCCGCTGTTGACCTCGTTGTTCGCGGCCACCGCTTTGCATCCCTGTGCCTGGAATGCCTTGATGTAATCCGGCTCGCTGGGATCACAGAAGAATTGCCCGATGCCATACATGTCGCGCAGTTCCTTCGCCACCAGCGCCCATTCTTCGATGCGCCGCTGCCGTCGGTATTCCTCATGCAGTCCCCACATCCGTTTATCGGCGTCCACCCCGAACACCGTGATCACGCCTGGATTCGTGAAGCCCCAGTCTACCCCGGCCACCACGCTGCTGAACCCCGCCGGGCGCGCCGTCGTGATGTGTCGCCCGCGCTCGAACTCGCTGTAGATCAGCCCCTCGAACGCTACGAACTCGCCATACAGTTCTTGCGCCGCGAAGTCGCCGACGAACTCATCAATCAACCCCTGCACGAACCCCGTGTCCAGGTACGGGTTGTCGAGCGTGCTGGCCTTCAGCAGGCGATAGCCCTTGCGCGCCGCCTGCACGAACTTCTGCCATATCCAGTTCCGGCCCTTGGGCGTCGTCGTTAACCACGCCCAGCCGTGTAGGCCGAACTGTCGCAGTCGCCCAAGCATGATCTGCCACACGTTCGGCAGATACAGCGCCGCCTCGTCTCCATACCACCATGTAATCGAAGGCCCGCGCAGTCGCTCTGGGTGTTCGGTGCTGCGAAACAGGATTTCGCTGCCGTTCCGCATCGTCACCCGCAGCTCACTCTTGTTAAAGTCCCGAACCAGTTCCCCGGCCATCTCCAGGAACGTGCGTAAGGTCGCGTCACGCAGCATCGGATACGTCGGTGCGGTTACAATCCCCAGGTTCGGCGTGCGAATGCGCTGCTCGCCAATCATACCCAGGCTGGCCGCGATGCCCCGCGCGCACCCGCTCAGCGTCTTGCCGCTGCCGATGCCTCCCACGAACGCCAGATAGTGCTCCGCCGCGCCCACGAATTCAAACTGCGGCCCGTACAGTTCGATCTCTCGAACAGCCATGGTCTACGCAGCGTCATCGGCGTCAAGATTGCTGTTATCTGGCGCGCTGGCCTTGCGCCCCTCGACCCGGACAAACTTGATCTCGGTCGTCACGTCATCCGGCACGTCTAGCAGACTGACCTTCGGCGGGCCGTCGATCTGCGTGAACAGGAACTTGACCACGCTCAGCCACTGGTCAGCATCCAGGGTCATCATTGCGCCCGGATTGCCATTCGCATCGCGCAACTGCACCTGCCCATGCGCCGCCGCTTCCCACAGCATGTGCGCCACCAGCGTCTTGCGGCTGATCGTCTGCGGCTTGCCGTTGTCCTTCAGTTCTCCGGTTGCGACCGATGTCGAACCCGCTTTTTCCAGGATGGCGGTTAATGCCCGGCTCTTGGGGGGTCTACCCCGCGGATTGCCGGACGCGCCTGGCGTCCAGGGCATGTGTTGCTCCTCGTTGTTTTACAGTTGATTGATCAACCAATCCCGCTCGGCGCTGTTCAGTTTGTTCCAAAGCAGGTCTCTCAGCTTGTCCATCGTCAGATTTAACACCGTTGCATCTTCGTATTGCAGTTTATTAGCCCGCACCAGTGCCGTGAACGCCTGTATCGCCTTGATCATGATGGGATCAGGCACGGGCTTGATGCGTTTTATGTACACCGCTTGCCACAGCAGATGGCTGCGCTGCCACTGCATCACGTTGGGCAGCAGCGCTTTTGCATGGCGCTCAGCTTGTTCGTGTTGACTCAATGCATCATTCATTGCACAGCCTCAGAAATACAAAAGCCAGGCAGTGCTGGCTCTACTTCTATTATATGCCCTTGTTCAAGCCGCCAGGCGCAGCGCTTCTGCATCATCCGGCGCGTCCACCTTAATTCGCGGCACGCGCCATTTTGTGGCTGCCCGCATATGCGTCAGTGTGCAGAAGTCAACGAACCACTCGCTGCCCAGCCGGTCGGTCGGTTCTTCGTGATACCGCACCAGCATCGCCACTTCGCATCGATGCAGATTCCACAGTCGATCAAGCAGGCGATTCAGTTCTTTTACCCGCTCCGCCACCTCTTCCCGCTGCGTCCTGTTCAGCTTATGCGGGATGCCTGCTCTGTCGCATTTGCCAGCGCGCAGCAGCGTGTAACAGTGCTGCCGTTCTGCGCTCAGTTTCTGAATCTCGTCGAGTGTTGTTTTCAGAATGCGCCGCCCCCGTGTAATGCCACCTGTATCTACTGTACAGGCGTTCTACCCGGCTAACGGCAAGTCATTGCCACCCACCCGCTTCGCACCCCCCGCGGGCGATGCACCGCCCCAGCGCGCTCCATCGCGGTCAGCCAGGAGCGCACCGTCCGCTCCGGCTGGCCGATGAGCTGCGCGAACCGCGTGCCCGGCACGGGGCCAACGGTGCGGTTGATCGCGCGTAGCTGCGGTAAGACAATCTCCTCTAGGTAGGGTGGCATATCGTTATCCCAATTTTATCGCAATTCTAGCACAATCCTGGCGCGGTGCGCGTCGTTCATGCCGATTTCAGATCATCCACCGCATAGAACACCCCGGATGGGATGTAATGCAGCCTGCGACCATGCGTGCTGACCCGCAGCAGGTAGCCACAGACCAAGAACCGCTGTATCCATTTATCGACGCAGGCCAGCGTCACCCCGAACGCGCGGGCGAGGTGCTGACGACTTGGCACATAGCCGAAACGCCAGTAGTGCCACTCGATATACTTCACCGCAAGTCGCTGCCGTCGCGCCAATCTCATGCCGCCCGCCTCTCCGCAGTCGCCTGCATCCGGCGCTGCCGAGTCGCATCCATCCAATGCACCAGGCGCGCCGAGCCTGCCCACGCACCGTAATCGCGTGTGAAGTGGCACGCCCCTACGGCTGACATCAACTCGTAGTCATCGGTCGTCCACCACCTCGCGCGCAGCAGCAGCGGCGTCAGCGGATTACGCAGCGCGGCATCGGTATCGGCCTGCAACTGGCGCTTGACCCGCAGATTGATCGACGGCCATTCCATGCCCGGCGTGCGGCCATCATCCTTGATATGCCGCACCTCGCGCTCCAGGATCGCCGCTGATGTCCACAACGTGAGCTGCGTCATCCGCCCACCCCCTCTATCCCCAACGTCACGAACATATCCGGCGCGCCCCGCCGCATCGACCCGGCGACGGTGCAGATTTCGCACGCTTCTTTCAGTCGTTCCAGCAGCGGCGCGAGCTTTGCCTGCGCCACCGCCAGCGCTATCCGCTCGTTTTGCATACTTTTATGCACTCCCCGTAGAATCAACCCACACGCCATCGAGCCACCCCGACGGCGACAG